GCCGTTGTTCGCGGTCGCCCATGCGGAGTCGTATTCGAACATGCCACCGCCGCATTGCCACTGCAGAACTTTGGTGATGGCGTTCAGGATGCCATTGAAGTCGGCGCCATACGGGGGCACGCCACCCGACACCACGGGCGTCATTGTCAGCGGCGGGAAGCCGTCTGTATAGCTCGCCGCGCCGGCAGTCACCGAAATCTGCGACGCTACGGGAATGGTGTTCTTCGTCCCTGAGTTGGCAAAAGGGATTTGAATCTTTGCCGGAATATTACTAAGTTGCATTTATAAGCCCCGAGGTAGGAAATAGAGTTCCAAAGCCGAATGGAGTGCCACTCATTTCAGAGAAGCCGAACGTATCGAATGGCGGGTACACAAGCACCGAAGCCTGAACCCCTGCACTCCTTGGAATGACGCCTGACTGCAGCAGGATCGCCATTTGCTGCACTGTGGGCAAAAACTCAAGCACGTACCGCTGAGACATTGCCCCTGTGTCCTGCACGTAGGCGCGGCTCGATGTGCTCGCCAACGTGAAAGGCAGAACGCCAACGCCAAGGATTGATCCGGCCGGGCTCTTGCTAATCCCCAGGGCCTGGGTCAGAAGCGTGTTCATTGTTGGCGCTGTGAGTGAGCCGATATTTGCCGCAGCCTTCACCATGATCAGCGTTCGATAGTCCGCATCGTCAAGGTAATAGGTCTGCGTAGCAGCTGGCCCCGCGTACATCGTCGCCAGCCCAAATGGCTGCACGCCGGTTGCCGATGTGGTCAGGGAGTACGCCTCGCCAAAGCCAAAATATGTCGGTGCGGTGGGGGCCCTTAATGAACGTTGCACGCCGACAATCTGGCCCCAGTTATTAAGGCCTTGGCCAGATGCAGTTTGCAAATTCCACAGGTTGCTGTAGATGTTCGCAATGTCAGCAACTGGGTCAATGGCGACATTCAGTGATCCGATCAGCGCATTTATCGTCGGACTCGCCGCATACTGGCTCAGTATTGTTTGGGTCCAATTTTGCATGGATTACACCAATGTGACGCTGATTTGCGAGGCTGCAATAGTTGGCAACTGGTCAATCCCGAACGTCATTGCGGCGTTGGTTGCGCCAATTGCTGAGAGCCCCATAAAGACCGACAGCACTTCGACATTCGGATCGATGGCAGCCAGTCCGGCGTAATACCGTCCCGCGTAGGTTGACTGGTTGATCCGGGCGCGTGCGCCGCCATCAGTGCCATTGAAGGCCGAAATGATTGCGTTTTGCACCAAGGCCACGATGTTGCTGGGCAGCGCCGCGATGTTCTTCAGTTGAACCGCAAAGTAAATCGGCGTCGCAACTGGCGTGAGCCATGTCACCGCATAGGTCGGATATGGCGCGTTGTAGCTGGTGTCCTGGACGTTTGCGGTGGTGTTTCCGTTGTAGCTGCAGCCCAGTGACTTCTTCGCCCATATGGCTGCAGCAATGGCCGCTGATGCGCCGCCTGCAACGCTCACGCAGGCAGAGTGTGCGGCCAAGGGGTAGCTGGTGCTGCCGTAGCTCACAGCGGAGCCCGTCGGGTTGTCGATCACATAGGCGTCGATCACATTGGGCACCGCAAGCACGGCACCCAGGATGCTTTGCACGCTGTTGATCGCGTTCACAGCGACGGACTGCTGGCGGCGCAGCTCGAAGGCGGCACGGGACTCCATATTGTTGCCGACGGAGCCTGCCGCTGCGTTGGTGATTGCATCCCATCCGCCGATGGCAGTGAATATGCCGGTCAGAGCGCCGATGCCGCATGGGATTGCCCCTGGCACCTGATTCTGAAACTGGACTGCCACAGATCCGCCTGCAGAGATGGTGGCGGATGCCGTGCTGGAGTACAGATTCCCGCTGGTGTCCTTCGCCACGCTTCCGGCCGGGATGATCGTGCCCGCCGCGCCTGTGCATGTTGCACTGACGACGGTCCCTGCAGCCTGGATGCGGGTCATGAAGTACAGGTAGCCGATGGCGTCTTGCCAGATCCCTGACGCCGTGGCTGGGTTGAGCTGGTTTGCGATGTAGGCAATCTGGCTGTTCTTATCCCCGATCACAGCAGCCTCAGACTGTGCGAGCTGCCCCTGTGGCGTTGTCAGACCCGGGTTCACCCCGCCGCCAAAGGCGGAGTTAATGTCTGCCTGCACACCCGCCAGAATGGCAGACTCGGCAGGAAGTACCGGCGCCCCGTTTGACCAGGTGATTGATGGTACGTTGGTGGTCATCCGTTGAATCCGATGTTGTTGGTATTGCCGTCGCTGTCGATGACTTGGATTTGCCCATCGAGCTGGCGGCCAGAAAAGCTGGTGAAGATCACCGTCGCGCTTGTGACGTTTGGCACCGTCATTGCGACATCAATGATCTTTTGGCGCACGAAAGACAGTGGTGGGTACTGGCCCATGATTTGCTGCCAGTAGGGCATGCCCTGGCTGGTGTCGTACCAGCACTCGCCCAAGAATGTTCGAACGGCACTGGCGACGTCCTGGGCCACGCTATAGGGTGCGCCGGCCAGTGCAATATTTCCCGATGTATCAAGCACCAGGTCCCATGCTGCCTGGTCGAGCAGCAGAGTGTTTTGATTTATCGCCATGGAACTCCGATCGGACAATAGGCGCTATTTGCCCTTGGGCTTGCGAGAAAACAGACGAGCAATCAGATTCCAGATGCGTTCGATTAGAAACTCACCGCCTGCGTAGATGATGGCCGCTAGAGCGGCAATGGCAGCTCCAAATATGGGCTCTGCTCAGCTACAGGCTCTCGATGATGGACAAGGTCCCTGCTGCGCTGGCTTGGATGACCGCAATCTTGGTCACGCCGCTTTGAACGGAAATCGGAGGCATCGCCACATTGGGTGGTACATAAATGCTTCCAGCTGCAGCAGATGCTGTCGGGCTCGTGCCGAATGCCACCCAGCAGCCTGTGGTGCTTGCCAAGGTCACACGATTGGTGTTTGCCTGGACCACTGCGGATTGCGCGCTTGATGCTCCGACCGCCAGCACTTGTTGTGCCTGCAGAGTCAAAACACCTGGGTGCATTGCCTGCAGCGGATCCAGGCCAGTGGTGGTAATTGACACGTCTGGCGCACTCGACACAATTCCAGTGACCAGCGCCGATCCAGCGCCAACGATGGCCGTCGACAGTCGAACACGGCACTGCGGGAATGCGGCCGCCGGCACGGTCCAGCCTTGAATGACCGTCGTCGTTCCGATCATGCTGTAAACGCTGTCGGTGTTGTAACTGGTCTCGCGCGCGCACTTGATTGCCACCCAATTGGCGCCGTCATAAACTTCAAATGTCACAGCGCCCGCGGTGATCGACCCAGAGGTCTGGATGGTCAATGCCACGGAGTCCATGCCCTGCGTATTCAAGGTCATCGCCGTGTTCAAGGAGGTGCCGCTGGTCCAAGTCAAAACCTGAGGCTGCAGGTATGCATCAAAGATCGCCAGCGGGTTTGCCACTGATGGAAGGCTTTGAACCACCACCGAGCCAGCGGGCGTTCCAGCCGGGACGAATGCCCAGAGTGTCGTGGCTATCGTCACCGGCAGCCGTGGCGGGGAGATTCCATTGTTCGCCAGCGCATAGCCCTGCGTGCCAGATGGCTGGGTGTCTGCGGCGATGATCTGCACCGGAACGATGCCGGCCAACTGCACCACTGCAGGGGCTGCGCCGATATTGGTCCAGACTCCAGCCGGAACGGAGACGATGTTCGTGTATTGCGTCATTGCTTTTTCCTGAAATTAGCCGACCGTGCTGCCGGTATTGATTGATGACGATCCAGACTGCACGCCCGTGACCGCGTGGTGATGTCCGGAAAGGCTGTGAGCGCCGCCGGCGCCTGTGATGTCTCCAGCTGCGCCGATGGTCGATGCGCCCGTTATGGCGCCCGTCACAGTCAGCGTGCTGTCAGCGGTAATCGCCCCGGTGACATGCAGAGTGCCGTTGATCGTCGTTGGCGCATTCACCGTTGCGCTTGCTGCGTTTACGGTCACCGCATTGGGTGAAGTGACCGTGATGCCGCCCGCGTTGAATTCGATGAACTGCGTAGGAGCTGCGCCAATGATCGACATCAGGTAAACCATGTCGCTCATGTCGTGCTTGCGGGTGGTGCTCGGCGCGCTTACGCCGCCAGTTGCCTTCACCCCGGTAATGTCCCTGTCGCACACGGTCGCTATGCCGATGTCGCCTACCTGCGGGTCAAGAATCACCGCGTTAGCTCCGCCTTGAATCCGGCCATAGGGCACGCCGTACACAGTCTTGTGAGGCATGACACTTCTGTTGGCATCCATTGCGCTTACCAGTGGAAGCACATCAACCATCCCAATCGGTGACACGCCGCCGCTGTTGGTGACCGCCATCACTCGCACGGGGATGGCTGTGCGCAGGCCTGACAGCACCGCGCGCATCATGAATTGAATCCTGCCCAACTCGCTCCCGGCATCGCCAGGAGTCATATTCGAGAGGGTGCTAGTTGCTTGAGACATATGCGGCTGCGGCCAGTTTTGCTGTTGTGAACCAGGGGCCGTCTGGCATCAGGGTCGCGAGTTCATGCGTTGCGCCGTGAACCGGCCAAGTTCCGTTTGACTTCGGGATGGCGCTTTTCAGGTTGATCCGTCGGCCGATCTGGATCATGTTGTTGAATTCGCTCTTGACGATGAACCCGGACTCCCAGTAGCTGGGGTAGCCCACCAGGCCAGAATCCGGGCCAAGGTCGATATAGACGGGGTCTCTGTATGCTGCATTCGACCAGATGTAAATGGTCTTTCCCTCAAACCGCAAGGGGATTGCAGCGGCCCGGGCGATGGTCTCAATCTGGTTAATCACACTGCCGCTCACGTACTGATTGGTCACAATCCCATGCGCGCCGTTGTTGACTGTCGTGAAGCCAGCAGATGCGCCCAGATTGGAGATCAAGACGCCCGCATCCGATGCGCCTGGGTAGCTGTTTGGTGCCACAGCAATCACCCGGTCAATCAGCGCCGTCGCAGCGGACACGACAAAGCAAACATCGGGCGCTGAGCTGAAGTCAATGTAGGAGCGCGAGATATTTCCCTGAAAGACGTTTGCGATGGCCTTTCCAATCGTGCCGGCGTACACCGTGACCACCCGCGTGTTCAACAATGCTGCGTTCATCCCTATCGATGAAAACTGGTTCATCAGGTTGAGCGACATTCCCCATACCCGAAGCTCCAAATGATCCGAAGTATTTGCTCCACCATACTTCTGAATCACAGCGTGGCAACGCAGGCCCTCAAGCGACGTTGTGCCGCTCGCATCACTGAATTGCAAATTGATCTGGCGCTGCGCGAAGGTCATGTGGTGTACGTCAGGATGTAGCGGCTGCCCAGGCCGGTGTAATACGGGTCGCTGTACCCTGCGGTGTCCACGAATGCCAGTTGGCCAGCAAAGCCCAGGTAGGCGAACCGCACCAGGCCGACGCGATCAAGGCAAAGCATGGCAGTCAGGATTTGATTGCCGTCCACCGCCAGGTCCATGAAGAGCCCGATGCTCTTTTGGTAGATGCTGACAGTGCATTGCTGGCCGCCCAGCGAGACGCTGAAGGTCTGCGCAGGTATTGCGCTGATGGTGACAATCTGGACGGTCATTGAATTGGCGCCTGGTTGACTGCTGCGGCCTGCGATGCCGTTGGGTTGACTGTGCTCACCTGCCCCTGATTGACCGGGTCACTGCCATCGGGTTGCGCAGTGGCTGCGATTGACTTGGCCGTTTGCCGAATCTCTTGGAACCACAGCTGGACCACGATCAGCGATACACCTTGGCGCGACTCGCGCCGGTAGTCTGCATGGAACAGGTTCACCGGCTGGTATGTGGCGTCGGGCGTCACGATGGAGCACAGCTGCAATCCATTGAGTAGCACATCAATGGCAGCCAAAAACCCCTGTTTGCTCATGCCTTCATTACCAGAGCATGTGCAGGTCAGCCGCGCATCAAAGGGCGATGCCACCTTGTTGTAGCTGCTGAATCCACCTTGCTCCACCGGATAGGCGGCTATCTTCTGCTCGCCCCGATATTCAAACTCCACCACGCTGTCCGGGATAAGGATCGGCGCCCCGTTCGTGTCCGTTATTTGCCACTGCGGAACATCCGTCACCGTGGAGGAGTCCTGCAGCTGCTGCGTATAGTCCTGACCGCCGCTCGCCCCAAACAGGCTGTTGGCCAAACTTTGCAGGGATGGCACACCTGGCAGCTGCGGAACGTCAGGGAATGGGATGAGGGGCATTATTGGTTCGCCGTCAGGCTGTAATTGATCAGAGCGTTGTGGTTCAGTGCGGCATCAATGCCATTCACATTGCCATTCGAGTCAACTGCGCCCTTGTTCACATTCACCGTCTGGATGGATACCGTGGAGGTGTTGCCGCCAGCGCCAGAGGCTGCCGAATTGCGCGCCCCCACCATTCCCTCATGAACCGCCATGGCCTCTCGCACCTTCATCAGATCCGACTGACCCAGCACCGTATCGCGGTCAATGCCGGTGAGGCGTGAGACATGGGAGATGTAGGAGCCAGTGTTGTTTTCCCCGCTGGGCGCCCACTTGCTGACGATCTTGGAGATGGTGTTGTTTCCCCCTGCCATATAGGACATGAGCAGCGATGCTTGAGCATCCTGGCCGGCCTTCAGGCTTGGGAAAATGGCAAACCTGCCATCGCTGCCGGTGGCGCCATGCTTGCGCGCAAAGTCCCCGAATTCAATATTCCCGGGGTTGTTGTTGCGCATGTTGCGCGGCATGTTGCCGCCAGCTCCACCTGCAGACTTTGCCGCTGCCTGTGGGTGAAGCTGCTTGTACGCCGGATTGGATGGGTTTAGGTGCGCGTCCAGAGCGTCCTGCGCGTCCTTGCTTCCGAATCTCGCCATGATGGTTGCCATCCAGCCGCCCATGAACTCGGGCTGCAGCGCCTCTGTGGCCGTGTCCATCACAGACTTCATAGCGGGTGACAGCGCGGTCATCAGGGTTTGCGCCAATGCACTGCCGGACTGCCTCATCTCGGCCCACTGCTTCGTTAGCTCCTGGGCGTCTTTGATGTTCTGATCTGTAACCCCGGACAAGTCGTAGAACTTGTCATGCAAAACCTGCAGGGCTCCGCCGCCTTCCAGCAGCATTTGCAGCGTCCCTTGATCCAGCCCTATCGATGACCCAAGGGTCAGCGCAGTTTGTGCGCCCATGGTGTCCTTGATCCGCTTTAAGGCGGTGCCAAGTTCAATCAGGTTGACTTTGCCATCGTGCGCCTGCACACCCAGGCGCGCCAGGCCATTAACGACTTCCTCGCCGCCCTGCCCTAGTGCGTACTTGGCCAAGCCACCTTCGAGGTTTTGCAGTGATGCCTGCACCCCTTTGGAGTCGCCACCAAATGCTTCTGCTGCTTTGCCCCATGCATCCAGGTCACGCGCATTCATGCCCAGCATGGCGGACGTGCGCCCGAGCGCCGCATTGCCAAAGATCATCTGGTTCGCAAACTCTTTGAACCCACTCACCCCCACAATCGCCGAGCCGATGGCAATCAGCGAATTGCGGACCTTGCCCAGGTTGAGGTCGAATTCCTTCGCACCCTTCGTCGAGGCCTTGTTTGACTTCGCGTTTAAGTCATCGAACTTGCGGAGGTCGTCGATTGCCTTCTTTTGCCCAACGGTGTACTTCGAGGCATCAAGGCCCAATTCGATCAGCAGGCTGTCAATCACGGTTGCCATATTTATCTCGCGTTGTGCCGATCAACCGCCGCAATCTCCAGCAACACCCACATGTCCTCAACCCCATAAATGGTGTCGAGCTCGTGGAGCGTTGCCAGCCGACTGCTAACCAGGGTGGCTATTGTTTGCGGGGCATTTTGATATTCAAGGTATTTCCGGCTTTTGTCGCCGCTGGCCCTGCTGACTCCGAAGTCAAGGGGGCGGCGGTGCCGAAAAAACCAGTGTGCAGTTCAAAGGTCACCTTGCGCAGCTTGAACCGCGTGCTGACCTCCTCGATGTCGTCTTCCACCAGGGCGCGAGTCACAGCCGTTTCAACGCGCTGCACGCAGCCCATCATTTCTTCCAGCAGTGGCTCGGCGTCCTCAAAGGGAATGCGCGGCAGGTTAATCAGGCCGACGGCGGCCAGGCCTGCCATGCCCTGGGCTGCAATCGACTCGGGGATTTCAATCCCAGCCTTGCCCATGGCCAGAATGACACGGATGGCCCAGCGCTCAGCCTGAGAGGCTGGCATTTCCTTGACCAGGTACTTCTTGCCCTGATCCCGGCCATCCTCGGCCGTGAATGTGACTTCTTTGCGCGCCATTACATCGTCGGAGCGGCAATGATCCGCTCCCATGTGATTTCGAATGCAACAGGGGACAGCAGCTTCTTGGCGCTGGGGAACGCCGGGGCTGCGGTCAGGTAGCCCTTCTTCAGGATGTAGTTGCGCCCGATGCTTGGGATGGAGATGGTGCCGTCAGCACGGAACACGTCCGTTTGGGCGTCTTGCTGGTTGCGCCAGATCTCGAACATGGCCATCGATGCGCTGGTGGGCTGCAGGTGGATGGTCATCTTGTAGGGCGTGAACACCTTGCCGGCAGACATCTTGCCGTCCACGCCCATCATCACTTCGGACTGGGGAACGCTGTCGGTCTCGAAAGCGTCGTCTGTGGCATAGCCCTCGATGATCTGGGGGGCGCTGAAAATGCCAGCAATGGAGAGTGCCAGCGTCGAGTTTGCGGAGGTCAGAGTAGACATTTTTGGCGGTCCTTATTGGATGGTGATCGAGGCCAGATTGATTTGCTGAATCGACTCGCCGTCTTGGAAGTAGAGCGTGGAGCTGGGCGACTGGCGGGCCGCGCGCGTCACGGCGGTGGCCGGGGTGATCTGCAGGTAGAAGCCAGACGCCGTGATGGCAGCCGATGCATCAAACCCGAGCGCGTACTGGATCTGGGCGATTTGGCTGGCCGACAGAACCACACCGGCCCGGATGGCGCCGAAGTTGAGGGCCGCCTGAATTGGGCCCATGGCAGCCGCGTACACCATGCCGTAGCCCTGGGCGTTGTAGGGGATGCTGTTGACGCTGGTCAGCAGGTTGACCATGGCCAGCTGCAAATTGGCGTTGAGCCAGATCTGGTTCAGGTAACTGTCAAGCCAGAGCCAAGTTCCAGACACGGAGCCCGGGCCGAACCAGTTGGCATTGTTGGCCGGGTTGTTGCTGCCGAAGTACGCATAGGTGTTGTAGCCATTGCTCAGCACTGCGGAGTAATTCGACTGGTTCGTCACCTGGGCGACCAGGCCGGACTGCGACTTGAATGCGGCAGTGGCGCGGCCATTGAGCCGGGTGAAGTCCAGCGATGCAGCGTAGCCACAGACAAAGGCCGCGTGGCTTGCCGTGCCATAGATGGCGCAAGTGCCCACCAGTTGCCCGGTCTGCAGGAAGTTGCCGAACGTCACGGTGTTGTTTGCCGTCAGCGCGTTGATGTCGCTGTCCTGGCACACGTACAGGTAGCGCGGGCCTTGGCTGTTTGACCAGGTGGCAAATGCCTCCTTCTCAGCCAGGACAGATTCCCACACCGTCATGAACGTGGCCCAGTTCTGGGTCAGCGCCAGCACGGATGCCATGAAGGTGGATGGCGTTGCAACCGCTGCGCCGGTGCTGAGCAAAGCGCCTGTGGCCTGCGTCAGGAGCAGGGCCGTTGCCAGCGTGTCGGTGGCATAGGTCAGCGTCGAGGTGGCGCCAGTGGTGGTGCTGGTGAAGATGAACCCACCAGTGATCGAGCTGTACGACACGGTGAAAGTGGGCGCCGTGAAGGCTGCTTGGATCAGCGCGGCGGCTGCGCTCGGGCTGGTGGCGCCCGACAAATTGATGGTGCCGCTGGTGAACTGGGTGCCGTTGCTGGTCACGATCAGCGTGCCGGTCAGCGCCTGCAGTGCGGTCAGTGACAAAGCCGCAATCGAGCCGCCATTGAGGAATGCGCCGATGGCCACTTCTGGGTAGCGCGTGAACTGGAGCTGGCCCGGGGTCTTGGTGCCCGTGCTGAAGCCCGCGAAGTAGACGGTCGCCAGGGCGTACTCAGTGCTGGACTGGCCGAAATAGGCGCCCACGTTGGCTGCGCTGGAGAACGTCAGCATGGAGCCGTTGGGCGCCAGGCTGTTTTGCGTCAGCATGATCGCATTCAGATCCACGGCAATACCGCCAGCCGAAAGCACCGACGGCACCACGTTGACGACTTGGGAAAAAGGGATGGTGGCTGTCATTTAAAGCACTCCGGGAGGGTTATGGGTGAAAGGTCTTGTCGATTGGCACGAGGCCAATGCTGATAGCGGTTGCGCTTTGCTGCGCCGTGGTGATCGTCGGGTCGTATTCGAGGTGAGCCCGCACCCGCCAGCGCTGCTCGTACTGGGCTTCACCAGCCACAAGCGGGATTTGCATCGGGTCGTCTGTGTACAGCGGCTGAATGTTTGCAGGCATCTGCGACGTTGCGTACTCATCGCGGAACAGGATCTGCAGCTGCATCGCCCAGGACTGAGACAGCGGCCCCACCAGGTCAATCCCAACTTCATACCGGGTAGATGCAACCACTGATTTGGTTTGGTTTGCGCTGTTGTATGTGTGGACGTTTGTGCCAAGGCGGGACATGGATCCACTGGTCAGCAACACAAAGCCTGTCGGCGGCATGGCAACCTCGTTATCCAACCCTTGGACCACAGGCGTGCCGGTTGGCAAAAAGGTGGCCAGTAGCGCAACCAGGGCCGTGAACACGTCTTGGTCTGTGATGTCGATGGTGACTGACATTAGGAGGCCTGCAAGGTAACGATCACGCGGGCCCAGTCCGGCCAGGTCTCCATGACTTGCGACACAAGCCAGTTTCTACCGGGGCCGCCGGGCACCTCCGCAAACACCAGGACATCGCCGCCCTTGGCATCCACCCGGACAACGCCCTGGGGGTTGCCGTACATGTAGACGGTGCGCATGACACCTTGGACGCTCATGCCGTCCATGTGCTTCATATCAGACCCAGACAGGGCTTGAATCTGGGCGGATATGGTGCTGGCGCTGAACGCCGGTGTGCGCTTGCCTGCGGCGTTGGTCGTGTACCCGGTGGATTGCTGCCAGGTAATCTGCTGATTCCCATTGACCAGGCGGATAGCGCTATTTGCAAGTGTTCGCAGGCTCATGATGCAGAGAATTCCGATCCGGGTTTGCTTACGGCGTTG